GAATGTTTAATTAAATATGGTATTCAAGGCATAATTGAAGCCATGTCAGAACGTAAAGAATTCCCGATTGAAGGTGTTTTTAATGCAAATGATATTACTGATGACATTTATAATTATTATAATAATGGTTTACCTAAAGGTGATGGTATTGGAATGGCTGAATTTGATATGTTTGTTAAATTTCAACCTGGATACTTAACTACAATTACAGGTATACCTGGTCATGGTAAATCTGAATTTTTGGACTTTATCCTAACAAGATTGAATATTAGTCATAATTGGAAGATAGCTTTATATTCTCCCGAAAACCATCCACTTGAATTACATTTTAGTAAGTTTGCTGAAAAAATAAGTGGTAAAGCATTTGAGGGATTTAATAGAATATCAAGTGATGAATTAAAACAAATGATTGATTATCATGCTAATAACTTTTATTTTATTAATCCTTCAGAAAACTTTGAATTAGAAAGTATCTTAGCAGCTGTAAAAAGTTTAGTAAGGAAAAAAGGAATTAAAGCATTTGTAATTGATGCCTGGAATAAATTAGATCATAAATATAATGGTAACGAAACTAAATATATAAGTGAGCAACTAGATAAGATAGTTATGTTTTGTGAAAAAAATAAAGTACATTGTTTTTTAGTGGCCCATCCAACAAAAATAACTAAGGATAAAAATACAGGATTATTTGAGATTCCAAATTTATATTCGATAAGTGGTTCTGCTAATTTTTATAACAAGACATCAAATGGTATAACTGTTTATCGTAACTTTGAAACAAATCTAACTGAAGTTTATATACAAAAGGTTAAATTTAAACATTGGGGACAAACTGGATGCTGCATATTTTCTTGGGATCGTATTAATGGAAGATATTATAAAGGGATGCCAAATTATGATAATTGGATTAAATCAAATAAAACTGAAAATAACGAAGAATTTTTAAATCAAGGAATAGTTATAAACAAAGATGAAGCACCTTTTTAATTATGAATAAGAAAATTAAAGTTAAATATTTAAAATTAGGCAGAGAGAATATTTGGGGCCTTGCTCATTGCGGACTTAATCTTATCGAACTTGATATACGTTTGAAAGGTAAAAAGCATTTAGAAATATTAACTCATGAAAGTTTACATATATTACTTCCTGAACTGGAAGAAGATGACATTGTGAAGCTCAGCGTAATATTAACAAAAACTTTATGGTCTGAAGGATATAGAAAAATAGATAACAATAATGATATGCAATTACAAGATGGAAGTAAGTAGTATATTATCCACAAAAACAAACTTAATGTAGAAACTAACCAACAAATGAATGTAACCGATTTTAACAAAGTAATTGAAAAAAGAATTGATTTGATTAAAACTATTATGTTATCGAAAGGCAAAGAATATTCAACCGATTCCGATAAGTTCCATAATTTTAAACAGTCAGTAGGTATTAGCTTTCATACATGCCCCGAAAAAATAGCTTGGGAGTTTGCTGTTAAACACTTTCAATCTATTAAAGATACTTTGGATGCTGTTGATAATGGAGCTGTAAACTATACCGATAAATATATTGAGGAGAAAATAGGGGATGCAATTAATTATCTTATTCTTATTGAGGGTATGTTAAAAGAACGATTATATGACAAACATATCGATAATTGATATATATCGCATACTAACGTTTTGCAGCTTGGCGTAGTTTGCGTTGGAATGTGGGTTGGGAATTGCGCTAAGGTGCTGTTATGTTGGTGCGGTGGCAAGTGTGTAAGGCAGTTTTATTTTATTAATTTTTAAAAAAGCGAAGGCAAATGAAGATAATTGAAAATGTTACATTATACAGTTGCGAACACTGTAAACGTAAAATGCAAAGAAAACACGCAATGATATTGCACGAGCAACATTGTGGTAAAAACCCTAAAAATTGGAGTGCTTGTAGTGGTTGTGCTTTTATGAAGGAAGGGCAAACAGAAGTTTATTACCAAGACCCTGACGGAGAAAGTAAAAGCTATGCAAAAACTTTTCATTGCGAAAAATTTAATAAGGACTTATATCCTTACAAAGTAGTAAGAAAAGGACTATTAGAAAAATACCCCGAAAGTTTTGATGGAATGGAACAAATGCCAACCACTTGCGAAGGATGGAATTATACTAAGTAACGGTGCGTAGGCTTTTAAAAATTAATAAAATAAAATTGAACATAACTACTTGATAAAACTAATAAATGTAACTCAAATATGAGACAACTAACTAAAATTAAAACAATTAGATTTACTGAACAGCAAATGAATAGTTTAAATATTTTACAAAATTATGGAGTTAATGTAAATCAATTTATCCGTTTGGCTATCAAAGAAAAATTACAAAAAGACTGGAAATCTATTAAAGAAAAAAAAGACAAATTTTGTCCTTTTTAAAGCTAACTACTTAATTAAAGCAAAAACTAAACAGGATACTCCGAAAATAATACTGATTCCTTTTAAACGCTTTTGTTTCTTTACCTCCAAACTCAAACCTTTCATTTGAATAGTTAGTGATTTGTTTTCTTCATCTTTAAACTTGATTATACTTACTTGGTTTCCGATAATAGTTTGTAACTTATCTTCATTCTTTTTATATAAATTAACTTGGCTAACTTTTAAAATTAGTTGTTGTTGGCATAATGAATCCGATAAATAGTAGGTTTCAGCTTTATGGTATTGTTTTGCTAAGAACTTAGCTTTATCGGAGCTAAAACAAATTAAAGTATCTTTGTTATTTATAATTAAACTTTGAGAATATGCTGTCAAATTCAGCAACAAGGTTATTATTATTAAGCGAATAAATTTCATTTACTTTGGTTTTATATTTAATTATTACAATTTGTTTTTTAACCTCCAATAAGTTTAGTTCCTGAGTGTATTTATCAATAATTAATTTATTATTTTTAATATCGGAATATAAGCTATCATTAACTTTATTTAAACTATCTACTTCATTTCTAAAGTTTCTAATTATACCCAGTTCGTTGTAAGGAGAATATAAAAACCACAATATCAATAAATGGACACATAATGTTATCAAGCATAAAATAACCGATTTATTGAACATGACAATTATTTTCTTGTACTAAATTTATCAATAGTGGTTAATCCTAAACAACCAAATGCTAATGCAGTTACGCATTCAACTAATGTATCCGATGGCTTTATGTGTTCGGCTGTAAACTGATTAGCAAATAAAGTAGCACATAACATAACAGTGCATATTATTCCACATACTCGCTTGCTAGATACTACTCCGCTTTCATCTTGTAATATTTGTTTTATAAAATTTTTCATTCTTTTTTACCTCTGCTTTTAGTGATTTTACTTTGTAGTTTCTCGATTAACATCTCAATCCTTTGCTCCAATAATTCTATTCTTTTTTTGAGTTCGTTGATTTGTTCTTCGTATATTGTAATTACTTTGTTATTACCTGAAGCTTTTAGTTCGTTTCTACTTTTAAAGTAATCCCAAACATCTTTACCTTTGAGTACACCTATTAAGGCGACTACTATGCCAACAATAGTAACCTGGTCCATTTTAAAATTCTTTTAATAAAGTATAAGTAAAATTTAATTTTTTTGATTCTTTTGCTAAAGTTAAAATCTTTTTAAAATCTGCAGGATTATTCAGCACTTGACAACCAGCACTCCATTTATCTATTATTGTAGATATTGATTTTTCATTTGCTCTGTGTATATTGATACCAAACAACCCTGTATCTAAAGTTTGATTTTCTTCTGCCTTATCATTTAAGTTTTTATCACGATAAACAGTTACTGGCTTGACTTGACAAAACGCTTCATATTTACCTTGATGCATTCCTATTTTCCAAGTATCAACATATTGATTTGGCTTTAGTAATGCTGCTCCTTTTGGATTTAATAAGTTTTTTAACCAATGAACACCAGGATTAGTTGTACAAGTAAACCACTCTATTTTTTCATTATTAATTACTCCGAATAAGTCATCAAACTGATTAGGTAAATCCGCTTTTGAACGTATGCCAACAAAATTAATATCACTAAACCATTTGTAATTGTTTAATAAATATTGTCCTTTTATTTCTTCGATGCTATATTTTTTCATTTCTTATATTCTAATTGTTCAACTCTTCGTTCTAAACTATCATGCTTAACATCCTGGACCATTACCATAGTTTTAATGTCGTTAAGGTCTCTGCTCATCTTCATCAAAGCATTAACCCCTAATGCTCCGATGAAAGATAAGATGGCTATCAACCCCGATACAAGCCATAAAAGAATGTCAAATTGTGTCATTATATATTTATTAAGTTCCATTTATTATTATTCCAAAAATATTGCTTATTATCGCTAGGATAAGGTATTGGTGCTTCCCATTTATAGTTTACTAAAATCCAATCTTCGTATGGCTTAGGCGAAATAAAAACATCATTGATACTATCATAAGTAAATCCTATTCCAGCATAAGTATTTCTAAAATTAGAATTATAAGATGTTTGTTTTATCGTATCGTAATCATAAATACTTTTAATATTTAAAGAATCTATAAAATCAATACCTAATTGTTCAACTTCAATTCCATTATTAGTAATAACTTCGTTATCAATAACTATTACAGCTATTACAATACTTTCTTTTATAAGTGCAAAATTTGCCATTATTGAAATTTATATTTTATTATTACTATTCCACTTCCACCATTACCACCAAAAGGAAAACCAGTTGTATATGCTCCAGCACCGCCACCACCCGAACCT